CCTTGTAAAAAGCATCCCTGGACGGTTTAAGAGCGCCTTAAAGTTTAGCTGGTCTCTTCCACACCTAAACCTACCGCACCTGAGTGTTTCCGGCGGAAAAGCTCCGTTCGGTATTGGGGGAAAGGGTTCCCTGCCATCGTTCCATATTAGCTGGTATAAAAAGGCTATGGAAAGTCCATATGTATTTTCTGATGCCACATTGTTTGGAGCAGGAGAAGCAGGAGACGAGATGCTGTACGGTCGTAGCAGACTGATGAACGATATCAAAGAGGCAACACAGGGAACGAAAAACGATGTAACTATTAACGTAACTGTAAACGGTGCAGATAACCCAGAAGAATGGGGAAGAAGAATGGCAAGTGAACTTAGAAGGCAGGTGAAAATGGCATAATGGCAAAGAAAAAGTCTGCTGCTCCTAGCGGTCTGTCTATATCGAGAGACGGTTTGAAATTTACAATATCTTGGAAGATACCGGCAAAAAAATATGAGGATGGGCAGTGGCTGTGGTACCGCCTACATACAAAAAATTCCGGTGCTTCCAAGTGGGATTGGACAAAATGGAAAGAAATAAATGTGGGGAAATCAGCAACTAAAAAAACAGTCGCGCTTGATGCAAAAAATTATTATCCTGCCTCATCAAAATTATTAAATGCGATAGAGTTTAAGGTAAAGGGCAAAACAAAAAGTGATAAAAAGCATACCTATACAGCCGCACATTCCACAAAGACATTTACCATTTATGCACCAAATGCCCCTTCCGTTTCTTATTCTCTTGATGATACTGGCGCAAATAAAGGTACATTTACTTGGAATACCTCATACGAGGCAAATGATGCAAGGCATTTTGCAAGGACGCAGGTACAGACCGCATTAATGACAAACTATAAGGGCGCCATTGCAAACGCTCGCTTTACCAATGCATCCTATACGGGAGCGTCTGGCACATGGGCGATAACAGAGGATGGTTCCCCGACACAAAACAAGACATTTTGCCGTATTGTAAGGGCAAAATCGAGAGGGTGTGCCGGAGATTCCGGTTGGAGCTATGCATACCATTATTACAGCATCCCAGAGCATCCAAATATACAGAGTACAGGGAGCAAAGAGATAGGCTCCTCTAGCCGCTATGTATGGGCAAACTGGGTGCAGGCATCGCCGCGGGACCGCCCTGTGGATTCCATGGAGCTACAATACGCTATAGATACGCCAGAAAGCGGAGAGAGGTATACCGGCACATCATGGAGTACAGGAGTAACTGTTGCGTACCATGATTATACGGTGTCAGCAGATTTTAACACAGACGATGGCATAGCGGAAGACCAGGTTATGTGGACAAGAGTGCAAAGTACGCACGATAAAAAATATGCATACTCTGAGCCACGAGTAGCGGCGCGAGGGGCTTTAAAATCCCCGTCATTTGATACGGTATCGGCAACAGGAACAACACTTATCATCAATAACGTTGAGCGAAATACAGAGGTTCCCGACGCCAAAACAGCAATCTGGATGAAAATAGACAACGAGGAAAAAGGTATTATCGCGATCACCGACAAAGAAGGGACAATCACAGTTACGTGTCCGGACGTGTCCAGCGGCGCTGAATACCAGATTGCCCTCAAGAATTTTACCGGAACTTCTGCACCTCAAAACGGAGCATCTGGCATCACCTACAAACTTAGCCCCCTCATGCAGTCAGGGTGGGTTTACTCGGAAACAAGAAAGATTGCAGTCCCACCGAAAAATATAACTGCAATGGTAGTGGCATCTGATACCGTGGAACTAACATGGGATTGGTCGTGGAAAAATGCAGATGCGGCTACCATTGCGTGGGCAGACCATGAGGACGCATGGATTAGTACGGACGCCCCAACTACTTATGATGTAGAGGACAAGGAAACAACGTGGCATATCGGGTCCCTGGAATCGGCAAAAACATATTATTTCCGCGTAAGATTGCGGGATACGTCCGGGGACGAAGAAGTGCTATCTCCTTGGTCTGATACGGTTTCCGTATCACTGAGCGAGACACCAACAACACCTACATTAGCAACAACAGAAAACTATCTTAGTATGGACGACACAGTTATTTGTAGTGTCGGCTATACCGGAAACAGCAAAGCGAGCATAAAAATAGCGGAAGCGGTTAACGATGAGCCAGTTAAAGGCAAAGATGGAAACGTCGTTGTTTTAATGATGTCTTCCGGCATGGAGACATTATCGGAAACTATTGAAAACATTAATAAAATCTATACTGCAAGTGGCCTTTTGAGCAATCTATGGAATGTAGGAGAAATCCATTATTTAAAAGCAATGGTTACAGCACAGGGAGGCAAGGAAGGGGCATGGTCAGATTCTGTGGCTGTTGAAATTGTTGCAAAACCTGCGATAAACAGCGTGACAACAAATCTTGTTTCGGAATCAACTGCATATAATTCTGGCGATGTTACCACGGAAACAAGCGACCAGACAGTACCAGAATCATCGGAAGGTACAACAAATTATTTAGAGCAGCTACCATTAACAATAGTCCCTTCCTTCGGGGATTCTGCTGGCACAGCAAAAGTAACGATTGTCAGGGACGAGGATTATTATATTCTGCGCCCGGACGGATTAAAGGAACAACATTTTGCCAATGAAATTATTGCTAGTTTTACTGGCAGTGAAACAGACAGCTATGCTATTGGCTTAAGCGACCTGATCGGGCAGATGGATGACGGTGCAAGGTACAGCATACAGATTGCATTTACAGACATTTATGACCATGTGGCAGAAAAAAAGATACCGTTTGTTGTACGGTGGAAACACCAGCCGGAAGTACCAACGGCCACTGTAAATACGATTGCAGACAACAAAACAGCGAGTATTGTTGTTGCTAAACCAACCACATATGCTGATGGGGATACATTCGACTTGTATCGGATGAGTGTAGACAGAGCAGAATTGATTCTGGAAAATGGGGTTTATGGACAGAAATATGTTGACCCATACCCGGCGTTAAATGAGTACGGCGGCATACTGGTTGTAAATAAAACTGCCAACGGTGACTATATAACGTCAGATAGTTCGTTTGCGTGGTTATATAGCGATTTTTCCATCGAATATAAAAAGGCAATCATTGATTTTGACGGTGAATCTATCGAAATCCAGTATAACCTTGATTTAGATAATTCGTGGGATAAAGATTTTGAGAGGACAGTATACCTTGGGGGCTCTGTGCAAGGCGATTGGAACCCTGCGATCACTCGCGATTTAAAAATTGATGCAGTAAGTATCTCACTGACAGAACCAACGATGATTGAGCAAATGAGACGGCTCGCAACGTATCCCGGAATATGTCACGTTAGGACACCAGATGGTTCATCGTTTTCCTGCGATATACAGGTGTCGGAGAAAAAAGACCACGATAATAAAATGAGGACAGATTTCTCATTAACGATAAAAAAAGTGGATTCGGAAGAACTGGATGCTGTGACGGAAGAACAGTGGAACGCAGAACATCCTAATGAGGTGGCGTGATGGATTGGAGCAAAGGATTTTCAGCAAGATATATTTTAACAACAGTTGACCCTAAGACGTGGACAGACCGTCAAGAATTTGAATTTACTGAGGGTAGTATTGACCGGGACAGTACGTCAGATTTAAGGGAATCTGCTTCCGTCACAATGACGGAAAAGATAACAGACAATGAGTGTTGGGTCCGCATTTACCTACAAGCCAGACAGGGAGGGTCGGGAGCAAAAGTAGCGCTATTTACTGGCCTGACCGCCTTCCCAGAAAGAAAGCTTGATGGTGTGAGAGAAACTTACAATATTGACTGTTATTCCGTTCTCAAGCCGGCAGATGATGTAATCCTGCCGCGTGGCTATTATGCACCAGCCGGTAGCGGAGCAAAACAGATTAAAAATCTGCTTAATGATTGCATCCCCGCCCCTGTGTATGTCGAAGGAACATCGCCGATAACTACAGATAATATCGTTGCGGAAGATGGGGAAACAAGGCTCACAATGGCGCTGCATATTTTAGATGCCATTGGCTGGCGGATGCGAATACTTGGCGATGGAAGTATTGTTATCTGCGCAAATGATAATAATAGCAGTCTTACGGTGGGAATTAACGCGAACGACATCATAGAGTGTGATGTAACAGACACATTTAATTGGTACGACACACCGAACTGTTTTATGGCAATACATGACGATTACGGCGCAGCCATCGCGCGGGACGACAGCCCGGACAGTTATTTATCAACCGTCAGCCGGGGCAGGGAAGTGTGGAAATCGGAAACAGGCGTTGAATTATCTTCCGGGGAAAACATAGCGGCTTATGCCGTTAGAAAACTAAAAGAATTGCAGAATCCTGCCAGAACGATACAGTATAGCCGGCGATTTTTCGAGGACGTTCTTTTAGGCGATGTGGTCTTTCTAAATTATCCGAGACATGGCCTTACTGGAAAATTCAGAATAATATCACAAACCTTGTCGCTTGAACACGGATGCCGGACAAAGGAAGAGGTAGAGAGCATTGAATGATTTCATAAAAGAGATTGCCTCGGCAATGAAAGAAAGCAAAACAAAGCCTTACGACACGGTTGCAAAAGTCCTTCGCGTTGACGAAAAAACGGCATATGTCCACATTGACGGTGGAGCAGATGAAACCCCCGCACAGATGGCGATTAATTGCAAGACAGGTGACACAGTAAAAATCCGTGTCAGCGGCGGAAAAGCATGGTTAACAGGAAACATTACAGCACCACCTACGGATGACTCTGTTGCAATTAAAGCGAATAAGACAGCTACTAAGGTAAAGAAATCCTACGAGAACTTTAAAGATATTACTGAGGAAAACTTTAGCAGTCAGGAAGACAAGATAGCAGAGGCTGCTAAAGTTGCAACCAACTTCATGAAATATATCGAAGGACTTGGATTAGTTGTCGGTGATATGCGAGGAAATACGCTTGGACAGAACGCGTTACTTGACGCAAATGGAATGTGCGTGCGCAACAATAACAGCGAAATTGTACGATTTGGAATTACAGATATTAAAGTAGTGAATGAAGACGGAGACCCTGTTTATAGTGGCGCTGGCTCGGTCGTAAAGTCACAAAACAACATTGTTGTATCAACACAGCAAACAAAAGATGCAGGTAATACTAATGCCGGTGGTAAGGCTGCGCTTGAATTATATTATGATAGTGCAAAAGATAATATGAGTCTCTCGTTATCTGTAAAAAGTGGAACATCCTATACTGATTTGTACGAAAGCATTGGAAATGGGATATATGCTGATAACTCTAATACAAAGATTGTGTCTTCGGACGTAATAAAGTTGGATGCAGGGAGAATATATTTATCCACCTATTTAGGGACTTGGAGACCATATTTTTGCGCTGGCGATTCGATCAGTGCAACTTTTGGTACTGCTGGATATATTACGAGTTCCGGCAAGGATGTCATTTTTATAATTCCATTATCAAAACCAATAATTGGGAACCCGACGGTAACAGTAACAAGTGTGGAAGGGCTTATGGTCCGACAAAATAATAAGTATTTGTATGGTGGCTCGTCAACAAAATATGTCAAACCTAGCAAATATGCTGTACACTCAACGCTTAGTGGAGGCTGCATCCATGTATTTGCAACAATGCCAAATACTACAGATGTTACAAACAATAGTCCTTGCGGCATCTATGCTAATATTAAGATAACATTCTCATAGGAGGAATAAAATTGGCTTTAAAAAAAGAAATCCGTCAAAGCGATGGCGTAGTTACTAATTATCACAGAATATTATATATCCAATCTACAATCAACAGTCATGATTCAATAGCTGTAGTATCTTATGTAGATGAGATTGGTAGAGCTATGGAAAGCAACGGTGACAGACCGTACAGAGCCGCTGTTACATATGAGAAAGAGTATGAAGAGAATATGACTATTGAAGATGCTTATAAGTATCTCAAAACACTTCCAGATTACGAAGATGCAGAGGATATCTGATACAATTTATGCATAAGGAGGCGAAAGCATGATAGCTAGTGGGACAATAATTATTGACGGGCAGACATACCACAAAGGAGATGTTATACACGATTTAGGCGGCTGGAATTGCATAGATACGGACGGAAGTAAGCGATATTATTGGGGTAAGTCTTCTGAGGTGGACAAATTACCTCATTATGTTGCAAGTGGTTCAACGGCGTTATGTGTAGACACAGGGGAATTATATGGCTTTTATGCCCCTGATAGCAAGTGGTTTTTACTTTAGGGAGGTGTAGGACATGAGAAAAAGTGGTTTAACGGGAGATGAGGCGTATGCACTCTCAAAACATAGGAAAACAACAGAAGACCTTGGCCCCCTAAAGAAAGAACTTAGTTTGCTAAAGGAAGATACTGCTGTGCTGCAGAAGCGCCAGAATGTGCTTGTTGGCAGTGAGACAGGAAACCCGGTAAGCTGTGATGATGCTTTTGCTGCACCGCTGTGCGGTCTGACCGTATACGGCAAGAGCACGCAGGACGGCACACCCAGCCCGGATGCACCTGTGCCTATTGTGAGCGCTGGTGACGGCGGGAGCGTGGCGGTGAAGGTGACGGGGAAGAATTGGATGCCGCCCAACCTAAGAACAGGTAACTTTGTCGAGTGCTCTGTCAAGAAAAACACACAGATAACTGTAGTATTCAAAGGCGATATTGTTTCGCAAGGCGGAAACATCTTATTCGTTGGCGAAAACAATGAACAGATGTGGGTTGGTATTGATAAGGGTAGTGTTAGAAAAGATATTGTGCTTAAAGCGAACGCGACAAAGTTCCAGTATTTGTTAGAAGATATGGCCAGTGAAAACGTGTGCATGACATGGAACGCATCATCTCCCGATTATGAACCCTACCGTGAACAACTCCTCACCCTGCCCACCCCCAACGGCTTACCAGGCATCCCTGTAGCCTCTGGCGGCAACTACACTGACCAAAACGGCCAGCAATGGATTTGCGACGAGGTAGACTTGGAGAGAGGGGTGAAGGTGCAGAGGGTAAAGAGTGTCGACATATCCTCGCTGGACAAATCTTTTTGGGTATTTCGTAATGACATTGACGCTAATGTATCTGCGACGAGATATTCAAACAAAGCGGTCATAATAGATTTCAGAGCTAGCGCACCTGCTATGAGTAACATACTCCCAGCGGGCGTAGGCAATGATGTAAATACATTTAGGCTTGTGACTACTCCCCTATATTTATATCAATTCAATCTGGACTCTTCTAAATTTCCTACCGTTGAATCATGGGTTGAATACTTGGAAGCTAATACTGTGCTCATTATATATGCTCCCGCCACTCCCATCGAAACTCCGCTCACCCCTGCCGAAATTGCCGCCTACAAAGCCATCACCGCTTATGCACCCGACACCGTGGTGCAAGCGAGTGACGGCGCAGGCATCAAGCTGGACTACCAGCGGGACGTAAATCTCGTCGTCAAAAATCTTGAGGACGCCATTGCGTCCATGACTACCACTTAAAGGAGGTATACATTATGGCTATCAAAAGTAAAGCACGACACGACCTGACATTGCGCAGCATCAAGCGCGAAATTACTGCAGGCAGAGATGTGGCCTATTGGCTTGACAAGGCTTACAGTCATCTGGACAATGGATTGCTGACTGAAGAGGACATTGCCGAGGTGGAAGCCTTGGCACAGGCGTATTATGATGCGCTGGATGCCGAGGATAGCAAAGAAGAGGCCACAGATGATACAGAGACAGTCAGCTAAAGAGGGCTTTAATTAATTTATAAAAACAAAAGAAAAATAATTTTTTAAGGAGGAATGGAGATGGTAGATATTATGTTACCCTTAATAACTTGTATTTTTGTAGTTTTTGATTTGGCTAGCGGCGGAGTAGCCGCCTGTGCCAACCACAAGTGGAAATCCTCAGAAATGAGGAAAGGATTGTATCATAAATTTGGCTCAATTATGCTTGTAGTGCTTGCGTATCTTATCGACTACGCCCAGAAATATGTAGACTTGGGCTTTCAGATACCTATTGCCGCAGGCGTGTGCGTTTACATCATTCTGATGGAGCTTGGTTCCATCGTGGAAAACATCGGCAAAATTAACCCTGATTTGCTCCCGGACAAAGTTAGAGCGATTTTGGGACTGGACAAAATGAAATAAATTTACGTAATTTTTGCGTGTTGAGGTGATACAGTGAACAGAAGTTTGATAAAAAAACTCTGGAAATTAGGCGATAAACAATTTATTGATTACGCCTTGTCGTGCGCCCGCTTAACTTTACGGGAGCGCGAAACTGTACAGTACTTGCTTTTTGATGGATTAACGCAGGAGCAAGCCGCCGAGAAAATGGATATAAGCACAAGAGGATTACAAGGGCTGTGGAGTTGTGCTGTGGAAAAAATTTTGTTAGTTCCCGGCACGATCCCGTACATAAACAGCCTTTAAGAAACTAAAGATAACTAAAAATCATGCGAGAAATAAGCGCGTTGCCTTCGTGGTGGCACGCTTATTTTTTTGCGATAATAAAACTATAAGGAGGGCAAAAAAATGTATCAATATTGGAATCCTAACCCAGCGGCGGCAAAAGTGGGAGATTGCACCGTGCGCGCTATCTCAAAAGCTACAAAGCAAACGTGGGAAGAAACATATATACAACTTGCCCTGTACGGCTTAATGTTGTCAGATATGCCCTCAGCTAATGCAGTGTGGGGTGCATACCTCAAAGATAAGGGGTTTAATCGCTACATAATCCCCGATGAGTACATGACTTGCACTGTATCGGAATTTGCAAACAGCCACCCGGAAGGGGCTTATATATTAGCACTGTCAGGGCACGTTATAGCGGTAATTGACGGCAATTACTACGATACGTGGGACAGCGGAGCAATGACACCAATATATTACTGGAGGGAAGGAGGAAAATAAAT